CAGTAGGAGCATTTAATAAAAAGAAGTTATCGGTGTCGTTTAAAACATCGATAACTCGAAAGCGTTGTCCAGAACCAACGAGAACATAGTTAAATACATCGGCTGTTGTCGTTGCCGATAGCGTTTCTGTCAAAGCATTCCAGTTATAGGAATCCTCAACCATCCGCTTAGAATCATTTACAAAACGAGCAATGAGCTTCACATAAGCGTTATCCGAGACAGAACTAGCCTCTGGCTCACGCAAGCGGATTAAGACATCATTAACGAGCTGGATATAATTATACGAAGCCATGCGTTATCCTATCATATTTTGACTATTTTGTCAAGTAAAATCTTAACAATCCCATTTCTTTAAAGCCAAGGCTTTGCGAGTAGGTCTACCTTTACTGTCCTTCATAGGACCGGGAACACCACTCATCCTTGCACAAAAACTCTTACGCCTTTTGGCTGCTTTAGGGGACTTTGCAGCCTGTTTTGCTGAAACTGGAGGTTTAAGGTTAGCGCCCTCAGTTCTCTTGAAATAAGCCCTTCCTTTAGCGTTTAAACCGCCTTCTTTGTTTTGGAACTCTTTTCTAGGCATTTGATGCCTCCATCACCGCTTTACAAAGGTTTAAAAAATCATGGACAGTTAAATCGTGTTTTGCCACATTTGCTGCTCTGCACACTAACTGAACATTTCCGGGTACATATCCAAGACGGGAATCTATTCTATCAATACTACAGTTTGTTGGAATAACTCCGGACCCTAGTTCAGTCGTCATATCCCATCCAGTTAAAGCACATTTTCCTTCCTGAGCAAACCATAAAGTCTCAAGAGCATCTACAGAAATACACTCTTTTTTTCGTTGTACTGCTTTTCCTCTTAAATACGATAAATAAGACCGTACCGTTTGTGTTCTTTTATATGCAGTAAATTGTAGCTTTTCTGGACCCCATGTTTTCTTGTGGTATTCCGCCTGTTTTACTGAAATACATTTTTTACACCAAGAAGAATATTTTGGTTTATTAATTAAAGTTTGTTTTTTATATCTAACAAAATTATCTTCAACTGATTTCCATTCAGTGCATTTTGGACATCTTTTTTGTAAGATGTTATCTACTTCTTTCCAGACACTTGGATTTGGCATTATACATTACTCTTTAGGGTTATTTCCATGCAAGTATACTCAGTTTCTAAGCCATTATCCCTAGCATATTTGTCCCATTGACGCACCGCAACTTGGCACTGTTCAATCTTGTCAAAAGTGTCATTAATCTTCATAAAGTAACATCCGCCATTAGCGCAGAAAAACAACACTCCGATAAAGAAACTCACTTTTTGCCTTTCTTAGCCGTTTTAGCGGCATCTCTAAAGTCTTTAGCCGTTGGCGCACCTTTAGAGCCTACCTTCCGCATCTTCTCGCCTGATCCTGCGGCGATCCGACGGCGTTTAGCAGCGATATTGGCATACAAGCCGGGTTTAGTAGCCACGCTTAGCACCCATCTTCTTAGCTGGCTTCGAGGTCATCTTAGAGCCAGTCTTCTGAGCATACTGCTTAGCTTCCTTCTTACCTTTCGAGGTGTAGGGGAACTTCTTGTCTTTTACCATTGGCATATTACTTTCCTTTCTTAGATTTACCAGCTTGACTTAATGCGATTGCTACAGCTTGTTTACGAGAAGTAACTTTCTTAGGAGACTTACCGATGTTGAGTTCACCAGCTTTATACTCACGCATTACTTTACTAATCTTCTTTTCTGCTTTAGTCTTTTTCATTTACTGCTCCTTATAGAAACTGTTGTACAGTGCTGCGTTGTTCTAGCTCTACGGTGATAATACAAGTCGTTGTAGATCCTGTCTCTGATTTGACTCTAATCTCGTCACCTTCATCTAAGATTACTTCTGATCCGTCAAACTTTAAAAATGCTTTAGCAGTAAGTGGATACTCAAAGACTACTTCAATCTCAATATTTTCGCTTTTATCGTACCACCAGCAAGTAAACCATTTAGAAGAAGAACTGTGGTTCGCTGCAAAGAGTAAGCTCCAACGAGCAATATTCCTAGTTGGTACAGTAAACATAACTGTAGTAGTGTTTGCTACTAAATCTTTACCTACGGAATGTGGTCTACTCATTTCTTAAATACCAAGTCAGCAATCCAAGTTACAAAACCACCAAAGACTGAGGCAGCTCCCATGATAGCCCACAAAGATCCTTTAGATCTCTCAGCCATTGCTACTAACTTCTTGATGTCGGACTCCATAACACCTACTTTGGATTCTAAGTTCTCAACAGCTTGAACTAACTTGCCGTATTCTACTGGATCGATGTCTGCCATGATATTATTATTCAATTACTGGTTGTGGAGGATTCTTTAGTGCAGCGATCTCGGCTGCTTGTGCTTCTACTTTAGCGTTTAGTTCTTGGATTGCTTTGACGAGGATTGGCACAAGAACAGATGTTTTGATTGATTTAGTTGTAGTGCCTAAATCATTGCCTTCTGCATCTTTATCTAGATGTTCTTCAACCATTGATGGAAATACTTGCTCAAACTCTTGAGCAACAAATCCAATTTGTTTAAGGTCATCGCCTTTAAAGTTAAAGTTGCGAACTTGTAACTGCTTAATCTTTTCTAACTTAGGAGTTGCATCAACAATATTTTCTTTATTTTTAATATCAGAAATAGTTCCATAAGTGCCGTTGGTATTTGTTACATTACCTGAATCTGCAACTCTAAACCTATATGCTGTTGCTCCGCCATTATAATAAGAAAACGCATAAAATGAGTTATTAGTTGTGTTTCTGTCTACTCTGACAAAACAAGCGTCACCAGTATATGAAGCATTAGTTGCTTGCATTACAACAATTTCTGTCGTTTGAGCGCCAGTTCTTAATTCATGAAAAGCACCAGTTGCATTAGTATATGTTCCATCATTGCTTGCTTTTAAATAGCCAGCAGAGGTAATACGCATCCGTTCTGAGCCATTAGTGCTAACTGTAAAGTATCCCGTTGGTGCGTTTAATAACAAAGGTTCGCCAGAACCATTCCACGATGATATTCTAGTACCTCCATCGTCGGTATAAAAACTTCCAAATCTTGTGTTTGCTGGGTTGTAAACCTTAAATGACTTAGCGTTGTATAAATTAACATCACCAGTAGAATCTAATCGCATAGACTCAGCACCACCCTCAGAGAAAGCAATCGTATCTGCTGCTGGGAAGAAAATACCAGTATTAGCGTCAGTTCCTCGGATTGCTGGAGTAGCTGCTGAGCCGTCTACATCCGAGATACCGTTTGTGCCGTCAATAATAACACTCATGGAAGTTCCTTAATAAATTGTTCAGCCTGTTCTTGTGTCATCACATTCCCATCGGCATCTTGAAGTTCTGCACCAGCTAAGACTTCTTTTTTAAAAGTTTGGTAGTCGGTGTTGTCAGGGTCAAACACAAAACTAGATATTGTTCCATCTTCATTAAAATGCATAACAGCAGATGGTTGTTTAGAAATTGAATCATTGATTAGTTTGTAAATCATAGTTCAGCCCCAAAATATAAATAAGCTGTGTTGTTATTGTTTGCTAGTAATTGAGCGGCACTTCCAGTAGTTAATCCACTAGCAACAGTTGCCGCTAAAACAATAGTTTGAGGATTTCCAGCATCAATAGTTGGAACAGCATTACAAGCAGTTATAACAGCCCTAGAATAAATAGCATAATTGCTTGCTGTGCCTGTAGTTGTAAGAACAGGTGTTGCTCTCATTTTTACTGGAAGCAAAAAAGTTGAATTATAACCAGCTCCAGAAATACATTCACCACTACTAAATCTACAATATCCGTCACTATTTTCAGAACCTTTAATTACAAACAAATACCTCTGACACAAAGCCAATTCAGTTCCATAAGGTCTGTAATCAAAGCTAGTAGCTGTAGAGCCTACCTCAAGCTGAACTCCTGTAATGTAGAAAGTTGCTCCGTTTGTGCCGACTACGGATGTTGCTCCTGTGGCTGAAGTAAAGTTAGACCCACTCCATGAGCCAGCAGTTCCGCTTACAGATGAGCCAACACCAAGACCAAACCACATATAAATACCAGCACCATTAGTCGTATTCCATGTGCCTGATGTATCACCAGTAATCGTAATTGACTTCTGTTCCCAAGTATTAGCCGCTGAGATTGTGTAAGTAAATGGGTAACTTCTATTTTGTGTAGCGTTTTGCAAAGAGCCACCAAATGTTCCAGTTAATGAACTACGCACCCAAAAGCTAAGAGTTATAGTTTGAGCATTAGCAGTTCCCCACATCAAATCAGCAGTATTAAAACCTTCAATGCCTTGCAAAAGATTAAATTGTTCGCCACTTCCAACAGTATAAGCAGAGGATGAAGTAACCCCTAAATAATTTCTAAAGCCTGTTGGTGGTGTTACTGAACCAGCATTTTGTTGAACGGTAAATTTATTATTTTGGCTTGCTTGAGCATACCATCTGTCAAGTGTGTAAACATTATTACCATTAACACTAGCACCAGCATTACGCTGGTCAATCACCATCGCACCATTGATGATTCTATTGCGAAATACAGCAGAATTAGGGCTAAAGTTATTGATAGAGCCTTGTATTGCGTTTGCTTGAACTGTGCCGTAGGTCATTATTTAGTTCCTTTAGGATACTTAGCCTTGACCGCCAAGCAGTCAGCAATGTATTTATCAATCTGTGCTTGGTCACCCTTTACTACACCATCAATGTAATCGGTGATGGGTGGGTATTCTGCGGCTCTTTTAGCAATATAAGCATGAGCATCTACATAAGCCTGAACTGCATCTTTATCGTATGCAACTTCATTGCCGTCTGCATCGTAAGCAACATCGCCACGAATAGTTACTACAGATGAATTAAGAGCATAAATGCCTTGGTGATTTGTCATGCCGCTATCTCCAATAATGTAATTGTTGCAGTGCCATTTGTATTAAAAAAAACAGTTCCAGCAGTTCTATTTGCAAATTGAACGCTGTATTGAGTTGATGAAGTTGTTGTTGGAGAATCTAAATATACAAGAGTTGGATTTGAAGTATCTGCGGTTGAAGAATTTGAATTTACTGCGGATGCTAAATAAACAGAAGTGCTGGCACGAACAATTTGTAAATTTAATTGCGTATCAACGGCAGATTTGGTGCACATACCACAATAAGCCATAACTAATATTTTGCTAGTAGAACTTGTTGGAGTAATGCTTGCAGTTAATCCTGTATCAGAATAACTAGAAGAATTTGTACTTGATGCAGTTGCAGTTGTCCCTTGAACCACTTGCAAAACACTTCCTGTTGGTAATGCGGCTTTAGGAATAATCTGACCGCTAGATGCCGTAGTGATCATTGTTCCTGTTTGTGCTGGAACAGTAATAGTAAAGTCGCTATTGGTATTAGGGCTTTCTAGTGTTACTGAGCCTGTGCCACTAGCATTACCTTTGGTGATAAGAGAACTCATGTGTATCCTTTAAATTACAACCCAGCGACTACCAGTAGGAACTGTTACAGTAACTCCGCTAGATATTGTCACTGCTCCAACAGAACTAGCAGAATAACCGCTAGGAATTGTATAGTTTGCTCCGATTGTCATATTGTTTACTACGATGCCATTTGTGGCTACAAGCTGAGAAGCCTTTAATTCTCCTGTACTTGGCTTATATAGTAACTTAGCGTTGCTAGTATAGACAGTTGTAGGAGTTCCTGATGTTGCAGCAGCAAACATCGGATATAAATCACTAGCAGTGCTTGTATCGTTGCTTAGTGATGCTCCGCCTTGAACTGAAGCAGTGCTTACTGCAGTGATTAATCCTTTACCATTAACGGTAATGACTGGAATATTGGTAGACGAGCCGAATGAACCAGTATTGGTATTAACAGTTGCAAGAGTTCCAGTTCCTGTGACATTGCCAGAACCATCAAAAGAACCGCTAGTGTAACTTAAATCACCAGTAATTGAAATAGTACGACCAGTTGCTAAAGTAGTTGCAGTAGTTGCACTGGTAGCAGTTGCTGCATTACCTGAAATACTAATACCCCATGTACCAGTTGCACCACTACCACTACGGCTAGGAACATCTAAATTTGTTCTAGCATCACCAGCAGTTGTCGCATTTGTACCACCGTTAGCAATTGGAAGAGTACCAGTAATATCAGCAGTATTGATCTCAATAGCATCCCAAGATGTATTTGTTCCATCAGTTTTGAGATACTTTCCAGCGTTACCTGTTTGAGAAGGAGTATAGCTTGCAGCTAGTGTAGCAGATGCCGCAGCAGCAGTGGCTGAGTTAGCAGCAGCAGTAGCGCTATTCGCAGCATTGGTAGCTGAGGTTGCAGCAGCACTGGCTGAGTTATTAGCGTTAGTCGCTGAAGTAGATGCTGCCGATGCAGAGTTACTAGCGTTAGTCGCTGAAGTAGCTGCATTACTTGCAGAAGTAGATGCTGCAGACGCTGAAGAAGCTGCGTTACTAGCTGAGGTGCTTGCTGCAGATGCAGAAGCAGCAGCGTTAGTCTCTGCTGTCTCAGCATTGGTCTCAGCAGTTTGAGCTGCTGTAGCTGAATTAGCTGCGTTAGTCGCTGAAGTGGAGGCTGCGGAAGCACTGTTGCTGGCATTCGTAGCAGAAGTCGCTGCAGCAGTAGCACTGTTTGAAGCATTTGTTGCTTGAGTTGTAGCAGTAGACGCAGAAGTAGAAGCACTACTGGCTGAACTAGCTGCATTAGACGCAGATGTGCTTGCTGCCGAAGCAGACGAAGAAGCATTACTTGCGGATGTAGACGCAGCAGATGCTGAGTTGCTGGCATTCGTAGCCGATGTAGCAGCGTTACTTGCAGATGTTGACGCAGCACTAGCAGAACTAGCAGCGTTAGTAGCAGCAGTCTCTGCGTTGGTCTCTGCTGTTTCTGCATTAGTTTCTGCAGTTTCAGCGTTAGTCTCTGCAGTCTCTGCATTGGTCTCTGCAAGTTCTGCTGCAGCTTGGGCTGTCTCAGCAGCTACTTGTGCAGCCTCTGCAGCAACCTGTGCGGCGATTGCTGCGTCTTTAGCAGCTAAGGCTAATAATACTTCACTTGCAGCATCGTTGACAGCATCACCGGATCCGCCGGGTCCACGATAAATAGCCAAAATTTATCTCCTTATTTGTCTTAATACACTCACCGAATGCACTAAGACAAAGTTCCCCAGCCGAAGCCGGAGAACCTTGAGAGCCTGTATTAGGCGTTTACTGCGAGAACAAAACCGGTCTCAGGACGCAAAGTCTTAACACCGAAGAGTGTGTCAGCAGTGTACAGAGTGGATAAATATTCCTGTTTATATTGCGTTTGCGAACGAACACCGAGTTGCTCAGCTAGAACCATCGTATCACGATGAGCTAGGATTGCAGCCTTGATCTCGTCGCCAGCTGTGTTCTCAGAGGCGGTTTCGATCGTTGGGCAGTTGCTGGTTACATAGATGTCGATACCATAGAGCGTACCGATTTGACCGTTTTGAACGCCACGACCATCAACGAAGTCAGAGCTGTTATAACGATCGATACCCATGATAGCTTGACGGAGTGAAGGAGGAATCGCAAAGAAACGACCATCCATCGGAGCGTCAGCATCGTCCATCTTCTTGATCAAAGCACGGAAACCAGCATCGGTAAATACATCGCCGGTCTGTACAGTGTCAACGTTGTAAGCAGATAAACCATTGACAGAATCAATGAAATACGAGTTGCTATGAACGAAAGTGGTTGTGCCATCACCAAAAGTCTTAGCCAATTGGAACAACTCGTCATCAACTTTCTTAGCCAAAGCGTAACCAGCGTCATCCGTGTAGAAACGACGGAGTGAAGCCAATGCTTGAACTTCGACGATGTCTTCGATAAAGCGTGAGTACTCGAAGTGCTTGTCGATCGAGACTAATACTTCGGTCTCGGTATCAGCTTGGATGGTAACTGTGGTGTTTGCAGCTTTAGCAGTTGCAGTGCCACGAGTTGGCTTAGGAATATGAAGAGTGTCGCCCTTCTTACCACGCATAGACATCTTGTTAACCAAGTTAGCTAATACGAGGTTCTTTTTGTATGCAGCTACTACTTCGTCACTCCAGATCTCTGGAATAAACTTGTCTGCATTTACTTTGTTGACGATAGAACTACTACCGCCGGGATATGCTGCTGTTGCCATTTTATAAATCTCCTAAATTAATAAGTTTAACGGACTCGTCCTTCGTTATAAGCCGCAAGAATTTCGTCTTGCAAAGCCATGTAACGATCTGGATCTGTCATTCTCAGTTTGATAAGGTCAGCTCTTCGATAAATCTTTCGACTGCTTTCACCTGTACCGCCTGTGTCTACTGCTGCAGCTTTTAAGGCAGTTTCTTGAGCTTTAGCCTGTGTTTCTGCTGTTTGAGTTTTAACTTGTGTAGTTTGAACAGATTTGATTGCCTTGTAGGTACTCAATAGTTCATCTGCCGCATTAAAGTCAAATTCAGCGTCGGCTTTAGTAAACAAGTCTACACGAATTGGGCTTGCTTTGACCCATTCATGGAAGTCAGCGTTTTGCGCTATGTCCATGAAGTCCGGATGCTTAGACTGCAGTTTCTGTGCAGTTTGCATTCTCTTTAGTTCGAGTGCTGCTTGCTTAGCTTCAAGTACTGCTGGATGCTGGTCTACAGTTTTCAAGACAGCTTGCTTCGGATCAGCGAAGAAATCTTCTTCTGGAACTGTTTCAGCTGGCTTGCTCTGTTGCTTCGATTCGAGTTGTTGCTTGAGTAACTGATCAGCTAGACTACGAACTTCATGAACCTCTTGTGCTTGTCTACCAATGAGCTTCTCAGCTTCTTGGTGCATCCTAATGATGTCTTCGACTGATTTACCTTTATACTTCTCAGGTAATTCTTCAGCTTTGGGTTCTTCTTTTGGTTCTTCCGGAGGAGTCTCAGTTGCTTGAGGTTGTTCCGCTGGTTGGTCTATCTGCTCAAAGGTTTCTTCTTGCAGTTCTTCTTGTTCAACAAAATTTGCAGCCATATATTGCTCCTGTCACAAAGTGATTGTAGGATTTATAAAATAACAAAGGTGCTAATGCAGTATCTTTGTCACGAATTGAGCTTTCGCTCACGAAGGCGTTTCTCTTCACGCTGTCTAGCCCACCTTGCTGTTGCTTGGGGATGATCTCCCGATACAGGGTCAAGACTAATACGAGGTGCAGAGATCTGCCGATGTGCGTCTTTACCGCACAACTCACAAGGGATACTGGCTACCTCATAACTAACCAGCCGTTCTTGTAAGTGATCCGCTTCACAGCGGAATTCAAAGATCCTACGAGTCATCCTGAGCGTCTCCCGACGAGTCTCTTTGTAATGCCTCGTAAGCCTGTTCTGAACTTTCCTTTAGAGTTAGCACCCATTGAAGGATGTCTAATTGTCCTTTTCGGAAGTACAGATCTAATTCGTTCTGAATTGGAGCTACTTTATTTACCGCATCAAAGATTCCTTGAACATCTTCAAGAAATTGCTTCCAACCGACGGTTGCCATCGTTGAAAAGCGCTCCTCATAATACTTTTCTAGTTGTTTGTCCACAGTTTTCTCCTTTTTAGGAACTGTTACTTACGGTTTAAGCACAAAGGATTAGATTTATGTTTTCTAATTAATTTACCTTCATACTTGTAGGCATCTGTTTCATTATCTGTCAATAACAAAACCGTTCTTTTCCACTTGGAATCGGTTTCGATTTCGGCTTTTAACCGAATGTGGCTAGTTGTATATCCGTCTTCAGGATGTCCACGGCGTTTACCGAAATAATATCGTCCGTCTGGATGCTCCCAAATATAAATAAAACTAGCTCTTGACATTAAAAATTACAGATGTTATAATAAACAACATCCTATCACAGTTTTGCTAAATTGTCAAGCACTTTTTGATTGTTTTTGCAACATTTGCAGCGTAGCGATACGCTCGTTACTCTTAATATCCTCTTCTTTGAGGGCTAATTCAGCAATTTTGGCTCGTTGCTCAAACTCACCGCTAGTATTTTGACCACGAATGTTCTGCGATAAGCCTGAAATAACCTTCGCTTGGGTCTCTGCTGGCATTAACTGAGCAGAAATGACATCTTTTTGAGCCGCAGCGTTGTTTCTAGTGGCTTCGGACTGAATCTTAGTGATTTCAGCCTGTGCAGCCGCTGTTTGGAGCTGAATTTGAGCCTGTTGTAGGGCTTGTTGCTCAGGATTTGGCTGCATCATAGCGTCTAACTGCTGGATCATTTCAGCACGATTTGGTAAGCTAGAGCTGGCGATAATGCCTTTGAGGATCATCGGAAGCACTGGAGTATCGGGACCGAGGGTCTGTAGCAACGCAATCAACTGCTGTTGCTCGTATTCACGGGCGATAATACCCAAGGTAGCCATCGGAATGAACTTATAATCGACAGCAGGATAACGCTCAGGGTCAAACTGCATAAAACGCCATGCTGCTTTGCGAATCAAGGGAACTAAGAAGTCCTCTTGGAAGTTCGTCAAGGTACGCTTGTACTTCTTGATGATGCCAGCGATTGACATCGAGAACTGAGCAGCACCATCACGGGTAAATTGTGTTGGCTGACCAGAAGCATCGACAGTGCCAGTAGCTTGTAGGAGCATACGCTCAAAGTTCTGACTGATTGCTAAGTTGCCGGGATCGGTCGTACCGAACTTAAACGGAACCAAGATCTCTGCTGGGTTACCGTTGGTAAGTATTGCTTTGCCGGGTTTGACTTCAAACTTCGCACCACGAGGTAGACGAGTAGCGTCCATCGCAATCATCGGTGCGGTTGTGAGAGCAAGGCTATCGAGATGACTACGCAACTGAGCATCGATACCCTTTTGCATATTATAGGCTTTCTCTACAGTGCCACGACCCCAGAAACGGTTAGGTACAGTATCGTCCTGATAAGCTACAACAGGACGGTCTTTCATCATGTATGGAGTTTTCTCTGCCTTGAGTAGTAGCGAGCCATTAGCAATGACGACGATGGCTTCGACGAGATCGCTATACTTATCCGCAGTGCTATCCTCCGGAAACAGGTCAACAACTTCTTCACCTTCTTTGTTCTCCAATTGTTCAATATATTCACGAGGAACGAGACCGTAGTACTTCAAGAGTAATACTTTGTCGTCCTTAAATTGAACATCCTCTTGGGTTGGCTCTAAGTCGTCATCTTGACCGTAGGGTTGAATATCGACTTTCTTGTAGATACCCTTTTCCATACCCGATACGACCTGATGGATGGAAACATAGGACTCGATAGCAACACCCATCGCATCGTCCACGCTTACAGCGTTAGGATCAATGAGGAAGTTCTTTGGATTGATGGGATTTAACTTGACGCAGGTATATTCCTTCTCCATCACTCCGTAGGCTGCTGTGCCGTCAGGCATCGGCATCGTCTGAGGATACATCTCAGTCTTCTTGGTAACGGTCAATTCACCGATACCAGTACCGTAAATCTCAGCTAACAACTCAACTTGAGTGATAGCCTTCTTAATGTTTTCTTTTTCTAAGTCTTCGGTGAGTTGAAGTTTGAGGGTTTCAACATCGATAAGATTGCTGTCTGCCAGATCATCAGATATATCAAACCATTCTCCATTTCCGAATATAGCTTCGCAAATCTCTGCGTGTCTTGTTTCCACAGCTTGCTGAGTCGCTGGGGAGATAATACGGCTTCGCTCAGATTCTCTAGTACGGTCTTCTGCAGCCCATTTACCTCTAAAAATTCTTTCATATTCTTTCCAATCTTCTAAATAATTGGTATCCCGATGATCACGCCATCTGTCTGTATGACCAACTACAAATTCTACGATTTCTTTGTCAGATTCCGTAGGCGTGTAAAACTCATTTTGTTTGAGTTCGTCATTGGTAAATTCAGCCATAATATCGATTTCCTTTTTCCATGTTTGCTTTAGCGGATAAAATCTGAAGGTTTGACGGAACATGAAGACCGCTTACTGTTCTGCCTTGTAGTGGAATAATATGATCCACGCATTGTTTCCAAGGAAATACTGCTTCTAATTCTTGAGCCATTATATAAAATTCTTTTATTTCGTCTAATTGATCTTTTGTTAACCACTTAGGAGTACGCTGAAGTTGGCTAGCTTTTCTCTTTGCCTGTAAAGCTGTTCTTAAAGGTTTATTTTTTTCTCGATATCGTTTTAAAGTATTTAAATGCTGTTGTTTATTTTCCGCTCTATACTGTTGATGATACTTATTTAGTTTTTCTCTGTTATTGGCAAAGTACGCCTTGTTAGATTCTTTGTGACACGCTTTGCAATATGCTTGTAGTCCGTCTTTCTTTGCTTTATTTCTAAAGTAAGAACTTAGCGGTAGATTTCGATTACACTTAATACAAATCTTCATTAGTATCCGCTTATAACATCTAAAGTTTCATAACCATCGTCTTCGTAATCTTGTTGATAGTTAGAAGTAGTCAGCTGGTCTACATACGCAAGTGCGTCGATAAGGTCATCGTGTACATTGGCAGTGGGGAACAATAACATTTGATCCACTAACTCTGTCCAGTCTTCTTCTTTATTCAAAGTAATACGACCATGCTCTAGCCGACCTTGCAAAGCCCAACTAATTCGTTCTACTTTTCTACGATTACCATGAGTTAGATCTGTAATATGAAAATAAACATTATACTTTCGCATTAGATCATTTAAATACGGTAATACTGCATTTTTCAAAGCGCCTCGTTCAATACCAACAGCAATTGGCTGATAATCCTGAACTGCTCTTAATATCTTACCAGCCGTTTCCTGAATATTCCAACGACCGTGGATAATCTTCTCTACAAACCAATCGCCATTGTCTTCTAACTTTACAATCGCTATTGCGGATTCGTCTAAGCGTTTCTTTGAAGCGCCCGCATTTTTTGCAACATCCTCAAATCCGGCAAGATCGATTGCAATAACATAGTCGCCGAAGGATGGGTCTTCACCGTACTTGATCCACTCTTCCTTAAATATTTCCTGACCCGCATTATCGAAAGAAGCCTCGTATTCTTGTTTAAACGCAAACGACGAAAGCGTCTTCCTAGCTGCGTCCACCTCTTTTGGGTCAATCGTCTCATTATCTTTGGTTGTAAAGTGCCAAGCCTTCCATTCAGGGTCTTCGCCTTCTACGCCGAGTTTGTACATCTCGTAGAACCAATTCCGCCCTGACGGAGTCGAAATAAACATCGCTTCACCTTTACGGTCCGAGAGCGATGCTCGGATAATCTTCTCCCAAGTGTCCTGCTTAATAAACGCACACTCGTCTAATACTGCATAATACAGACTGAGACCACGAAGGGTATCGCTGTTGTCTGCACCACGAACATGAATCTTACGACCATTCACCAAGGTGATGTCCAGATTGTTAATGTGTGCTGACTTAATCACTGGCTTGCCAATCTCTAGCAAGCTGTCCCAAATAATTTGGCGGCTTTGTCCTAAAGTAGGACTGACATAAAGCACTGCACTACCTTCAGGAGCCTCAAGCGCCTTGATGATTAACATCATGGTAGCGAGTCGGCTTTTACCGCAGCGCCGCCCGGCTGCTATTACTTTAAAGCGAGTCTTATCCTTAAAGACCTCTTGCTGCCACTTTAGCAGCTGGAAGTTAAGATTCATCGACCTCACCCATGTCCACGACATCAGCGTCTACCGCAGGGTTAGTAAGACCCGTGATATTAATACTTATCTGCGGTGTTTGTCCGCTATTCTTAGCGGCATCAAACATCGACAGCGGTAAGACACGGTCGACACACATCTTTAGTGCAGCGATTTGATCCTTGTCATTAGGGTCTAATGCTTTATGAATCAGCGTCTCAATAATCTTATCTCCGGAGGTTCCTAGCAAGCGAGCTTTGAACTCATTGATTCTTGCTGCGTCTCCGGCAGGTCTACCGACCTTACCTCGGTTACCTTTTTTCTTAGCTTCGATATCCTTTTTTAAAGGTCTTCCCAGTTTTCTTCTTTGAATCTTGGGACGCTCTTTAACTTCAAGGACCTCGGTGGTTACGACAGGGGTATTACTATTAGACATTGTCTTTTTCCTTACGGGAGACATTCTATATAGAGTTTAAGTTCTATATGATTATTATTTATATGGTTCTGTTATACAGACATAGAGACCTGTACTCATGCTAAAGAGTGCTATAGCACCGCATCAGATGTTCACAGACTGTATCGAAGTTTCCCTAACGCTTCGTTACCAGCTTCTACACAGGTAGAACTATAGCATATTTTTTTACATTTGTCAAGTGTTTTCTTACTTTTTTTTCTTTAGAGAGCAGTAACTCTAGCGACCCTACGGTGCGCAGATTCCACGCCAGAGACCAGCTTCGCTGTGTCCCTTTTCTGCCTACTCTGTCCCTATTTAATTCTTTCTTGTTAATCAAGGACTTACATTGCAGTGCAATATAGTCTATTTTTACTATTTTGTGTGCTGTAGAGGCTCCGACATTTACAGTGACATCTGGATAGCCCTCCCCCCGATAGAGAAAAACTATCGAAATCAAGGACTTCATAGGTTTTAGCTATGCTGGATCGCTAGAGTTAGAGGAATGAAGGGCTATGAAGCACCCTCTAAAGGTAATTATTCAGGATCAACTCAGCACAATTTAGGGATCAGACAATCAGCTGAAAACCTAGGGTTACTACTAATGTAATGCTATATAGGATCAGTAAAATCAAGAGTGCCAATATCGGCATATTTATAAAGGGTTAAAGCTATGAAATTTATTCAAGATGGTATCTGGAATGTGATCCTTTGGATCTGTGTTTTCTATGTAGTGTTTCAAGCTGTTCGAGTAGTCTTACATTCAATTTAATCAACTATTGAAAGGGTTAAGAAATGAATTTAAATCAACTATTTAATGAATATAAAGGTAGGAATTCTCATAGTTTTGCAAGTATGAAAATTCGAGATGATATGAAAACTAATGTGATGAGTAAGAATCTTTCATATTCAAGAGATTATTCTATTCAGCAGAGTTTTTATCCGCAGATGAAACTATTAAGAAAAAGGTTTGCCGCTGTGATTCGAAGCTGTATCTCTGATCAAGATTATGAATGTGTTTTAGGTTTTCTAAATGATCATGAATTCAGACCTGTTCGATCCACTATCCACAATATATATGAATTGTTCGAAACTAAATTTAATACAGAAGTTTATATTTGTGATGATTGCGGTTTAATAGAGAATCGGGATCAAGCTAATTATGCCTATGAAGGCGATACAGCTGTATGCTCAAGATGTTTTAATGATTACTACTACCATGAAAGATCAGAACAATATGTTCATTCAGACGATGAAAACTATTCAAATGATGAAGATGAAGATGAATCTGTCATTGGTGAATATCATTCATCTAGCTATCACCTAGGCAAAATCCCGAGTGAATTTGATAAGCGAAAATCTCAGGTATTTTTAGGGCTTGAGTTAGAGATGGAAGTTACAGACGATTATTCAAGACTAGAAAAAGCTGAATATATCTTAGATAATCTTAAATTTTATGCAGATCATAAAGGCAGATTGCATACTTACTGCTTACTCGAAAATGATGGATCGCTTAATAATGGTTTTGAAATGGTTACGGGTTATACGGGTTTAGATGTCCATGAAAAGCAATTAGCATTTTTCAAAAAGCCTATTAGGGGTCTAAGATCGCATGATACGCAAACTTGCGGTTTACACATTCATATTGATAAAAAGCACATGAGTTTAAACCATGCCGCAAAAATGATTCTCTTTATAAACGATAGCGGTAATCAAAAACTGATTAAATCTCTAGCCAGAAGATCATCTAATCGCTTTTCGAAGGTATTAAATAAAAAAGCAGATTATTCATGGTTAAAATCGGCAAAAAGATCACATGATCCCTTGTGTAATTTGAATGAAGATCGCTATGAATCTCTAAACTTTCAGAATGATCGAACAGTAGAATTTCGTTTATTCAAAGGGACTCTGAAATTTGAAACAATAATGTCATGCCTTGAGTTTACTTACGCAACTTGGTTTTTCTGTAAGGATTACGGATATCAGGATTTGACAACAGAAAAGTTTTTTCAATTTATCTGTAAACCTGAAAACAAAGCTGATACCAAATATTTAAGGGCATATTTAAAAGAGCATTTATTTAATATCCCTGAAATACCTAAGCAGAATCCTAGAATCGAAAACAATCAATTAGTAACAGCTGAAATCTAATCAACTCAACTTAAAAAGGAATTTAATATTATGTGTCTATTAGTTACACAATCTAAAGTAAGCCCTAAATTAACCCATGAATGGTTAAAAGATTTTTATTCTTATAATGCAGATGGCATAGGGGTTATGCGATCAGAAAATAATGAATTGATCGTAGAGAAAATTTTGCCGAAAGATGCAGATGATTTTATAAACTTTTATGAAAAGCATATATTTGGATACGATTGTGCATTTCATTTAAGAATGAAAACTCATGGGCACATTGATCTTATCAACTGCCACCCATACGAAATACTGAATAAAGCAGATCATGGCATTGATTTATGGCTTATGCACAATGGCATATTACATACAGATAATAAAGCCGATATCTCTAAATCTGATACATGGCATTACATCAAGGATTATCTCTATCCAATGCTCTATAAGAATCCTGATTTTGCATTTAGTCCCGCATTTAATGACATCATTTCAGATCATATTGGGACATCTAATAAATTTGTGCTAATGGATAATCTAGGTCGAACAGCTGTCATAAATCAGGATCAGGGAGTATATTGGGCAGGTTTATGGCTCAGTAATACTTACGCATGGAGTGCTAGTAATTCAGCGAGTGATAAGCAAGAAAACGATCTAAAACTCTGGGAATCTCAGATTTTAGAGAATCCGGATAAACCTAAATTAAGTTATGGGTCTTATTCATACCCTTATGACTATTCTTATTCTTATCCGTATAAAAGCTATTACTCTGAAAATTCTATTGATAATGCTAATACCTATATTGATAATGAAATTGATATCGCTGTAAATGAGTTTTTTGAATTGGGTTATGACAAAGCCGGATCTCTTTCATACACTCAAGCTAAACGATTTATTTCTAAATTTGGTATGTTAAGTTTTCAGGATTTGTGTGTAATGGTTTTAGATAATCAAGTAGATGAAAATACTTTTATCCGATCAATATCGGATTTTAGTTATGCCAAATCAATATTTGAATGGCTATCTAATGAAGAATCTAAGATCGCAAGGGCAGAAAATGAGATCGCTTATTTCTAGGATTTATGCCTTTATACTCAGGATTCGATTATTGATATTTCTAATATTTCTCTATTAAAGCTGTAAGCCCTTAAACCCTTTAGCCCTGATCGCTGTATGGATCAGGGTTTTTTTATTCTCTAAAGCCCTGTATTCAAGCCCTAAAGCCCTATTCTAGCTAATCAATACCAATTTAAAGCCCTTAAAACGATCTATAAGCCGTTTTTTAGGCATTGGGAATATCTATATAGCCTAAACTTAAAAAACAGCTGTAAAGCCCTAAAAATGCCCTTAAAATTGAATTAGGGTTTACCCTAGGTTTTCAGCTGTAAATTTTACCTATATTTTATATTATGAAATTAGGGTATTGACTTTATGTAATTCTTATGTAACCTCAATGGTAGATAAATCGATCCGAGAAATTACTATGTAACCTCAATGGTAATGAATTCGATACGACCTCTATGTAACCTAAATGGTGGATTAGGGTTTATCCTAATGTTGACAAATCAAATTTATGTAATACTGACATCGTTGTAACTAACACGAAAGGATTTAATTATGAAGTTATATAACCTAGAAGTAAGGCAAGAGTATCACCCAGACGAGTTAAATACATGGTATGTATACGATCTCGATGAAAAAGAAGTATTAGATAATGAATGGTTTGAAACTGAAGGAGAAGCTCAAGAATATTTAGAGTGGTTTTTATTTGAATTTGGCACTGATGACGACAATGGAATGGGAGAGTAAAGCATGACTAGAAGTGAACTGCAATACGAGATTTGGAAGGACTTGGGTTACCTAAATGGTAAGACATCACCGGAATACCAGCATCATCTCTGGAGATTGTCCGACAAAGAGATATTTGATTTATGGCTTAATATTCACAACGCTAGAGAGGCTTACAAAAATGAAAAAGAATCTGTATAGAGTGGTTTGCAGTCAATTAGTCTATTCTAAAACAATAATCGAGGCAGAATCCGCAGAAGAGGCTCAAGAGATCGCTTACGAAGGCGATGTAGATTGGAAAGAGTTTCAATATGGCGATTGGGATATTGAAGATGTAGAATTAGTTGAAGAGGTAAATAATGAAAACTAAATTATTGGCTTTAGTAACCACAATGGTGTTATCGACCTATGCTTATGCCTGCCGAAGTGTCATAATCGATACACCGAATGGGTCGATGGTTTGCTTTATCTGCTCTGATGGTAAATATATTAACTGCGAGAGGTTATGATGCACTGCACAGTATGTGATAAATTATTGAATGACTATGAGGCTACTCGGAAAACCCTTGACGGACAGTATTTGGATATGTGTCAAGAATGCTACATTGGTTTGGAAATACTGATTCCAACGATTGACCGGAAAGATCTCTTACATGAGACTGAGATGCCTAGCCCAGAGGAGAACTTTGATTACTATGAAGATTCTATCGACTTAAGCGATTTCAATGGAGATACCTATGAAGATCGTTAATGCAATAAAGACCTTTATAGGTAATATAGTTCTCTTATTTAAACTATTATTTAAACTCTAATTCTCTAGAGATCTAAAGAACAGAGCAGAGTCTATAAAGATGAGGGTAGCATAGAATGTTAATTTTGTCAATAGCATTGTGTTGTATTTATGTCGTTGTTTTTGTAACTAATGTGTGATATTGTCTCAATCATTGGAGGAACTGTTTATGATGTCGCATAACGAAGAAGCTCGGTATCACTTTATTTTGATGGACATGGTCGACCTAATTGGCGATTATGGCTATGATCGTGTTATGGCTGATCTTGATGTCGCTATCGCTGATAAGGTAAATCGATTGGTTCAACGGGCTGTCAATGAGGATAAAGATGAAACTCCGTTTTGAGGTAAGGGACGAATATAACGAAATTGTGCGATGCTTTGCGACTAAGCAAGAAGCACAAGAGCATTGTAAGTTAGACCCTAGTTTTTGGATTAAGGTCAATCAACGAGTGAAACCAAATCCATTTAAAGAAGCATGGGAAAGGCTAGGCGAATGTCTATTTTAATGAGAGCATTCATTCTGTCAGCGTTTGCCTTTGGTGTGTTCGTTGGCACAGTCGCTAGTCGTGTTGAGTTCGATCATAGCGGGTGCGATGACTTCACCGGTAAGTATGAACGCTATGAAGCATGGCTTAGCGTTAAGAATGGAGTTTATCGCTGTTTTTGGATTGAAAAGGAATACCCTTGGAGGGTTCGTGTGCAAGGGGTTATCGATGTAAGGTAATGCTTATGTTGCGTTATAACCTATAAGGATACATTTATATTACATTTTACAACCTAGGAGTTATAAATATGAGTAAGTTTTATGATATTAGCAACGATTTAGATACGATTGTGTATCGCATGGAGTGCTTTGCCAATGCCTTAGAAACAATGGCATCAGCAGACGAGGACGATTTAACAAGCGGGACAATGTGGTTTTTACACGATACTGTAAACCAATATGCGGATCAGATTAACACAGTATCCGGTAAGGCGATGATGGCTCATCTTGATTTACAAGAAACAGGAAAAAAGAATGCTAATGGAAAGAAAAAGTAAATTTATAAAACATATTGCTTGCGACAAGTGTGGCTCTAGCGATGGCAATGCTCTATATGATGATGGACACACCCATTGCTTTGTGTGCAACGCTTATGTCTCAGGTGATGGAACTGTAACTTATGAATCTAAACCTATGAATAAAGACTTAGAATTTTATCAGCGGTCTGCAACGAGTGCGATTCCAGAACGAGGAATCTCTTCGGCTGTTTGCGTAAAATACGGAGTAAAGCAAGAAAGTAATAAGCATCATTATCCTTACTACGATGAACACAATAATTTAGTAGCGGTAAAGACTAGGTTAGTGGCAAACAAGAATTTCTTGATCGCAGGCGACTTCAATGGTGCAACATTGTTCGGGCAGAATTTGTTCTCGAAAGGAGGTCGTTATCTAACCATCTGCGAGGGCGAGTTAGATGCTCTCTCGGCTTTTCAGATGATGGGGGCTAAGTATCCTGTTGTCTCTGTCAGAAGTGGGGCACAGTCGGCTCTCAAGGACTGTAAAGCACAATACGAATACATTGATTCATTTGAGAATATTGTCTTAGCCTTTGACATGGATGAAGTGGGGCAGAAGGCGGCTCAAGCGGTGGCTGAGTTGTTTGGCGGTAAAGTCAAACTAATGAAGATGCGAACAGGATTAAAAGATGCATCAGATTATCTCCAACGCAAGGCTGATTCTGCTTTCATTGAAGATTGGTGGAAAGCCGACCCTTATGTGCCTGATGGTATTATTCAAGGAGGAACGCTATGGGATGTGGTTTCTCAGCCGATTGATACAGCGGAGGTTGAATATCCCTATGCCGGAATCAACAAACTCACCTATGGCATTCGTAAGGGCGAATTAGTGATGATAACTGCAGGGTCAGGTTTAGGTAAATCACAATTCTTGCGGGAAATTGTGTGGCACATCGTTAATAATACTGAGGATAATATCGGCATGATGTTCTTGGAAGAAGGTGTGCGTAAGACGGCTAGATCGCTGATGTCATTAGCGGCTGACAAGCCTATTCATTTGCCAGATGTTGAAGTTACTGAACAGGAGTTGAAAGATGCTTTCGATAGAACTTTGGGAACTAATCGGTTATATCTTTTTGATCACTTTGGTAGTAGCACTCTTGATAATATCGTTAATCGTGTTAGATACATGGCAAAAGGACTTGGATGCGGTTATGTCTTTCTTGATCATATTAGTATCATTGTTAGTGGGGGCGATGTTGGTGATGAACGCAAAGCTCTTGATGCTATTATGACCCGATTGAGAATGCTTGTTCAGGAAACAGGCATCAGCCTAATCTGTGTTAGCCATCTTAAACGACCTGACGCTAAAGGACACGAAGAGGGTGCAGTAACTTCCTTGGCTCAGTTGCGTGGCTCAGGCTCAATCGCCCAATTATCGGATATCGTTATTGGACTAGAACGCAACGGACAAGCTACCGACCCAATTGAGAGAAACACTACTCATGTTAGGGTTTTAAAGAATCGCTTTAGTGGCTACACAGGCGGTGCTTGTGATTTACTTTACAATCCATCTACCGGAAGAATGTTTGAAATAAAGGAAACCTTATGAAAGATGATTTACTAGAAAAAGCTTTGAAGTATGCTCAGAATGATGATTATCATGTTACTCGAAAGATAATCACCGAACTTTGCAATGAAATTGAACGCCTGCGAGAACTTAATAAAGATGTTTTAAGTAGGATTCAGGATAATAAAGAAGTCTTTAATAACGCTGAGCGATACCTTTGGCTTCGCAATTCAGCTTGGGATGTTCCGCCTACGGCTTATGCCCCGATTGTGATTCTTTGCGATAATAAAATGACCACTTGGGAATGGCTTGACGGGACGGCACTTGATTTGACCATTGACAAATGGAGAAATGATTGTTAACCTTAAAGTGGATTGCAACCTATCTCTGCCTAGCCGGTATTGCACTGACGAGTTTTAACCATTATCCGATGAATATTGTTCTTAGTGGTGTTGGTAGTGCAATGTGGGCTTGGGCTGGATGGAAGCAAAGAGACAATCCGCTTTTGATTGTTGAATTGGTAGCTGTATTCTTTTATTTATCGGGATTGATTTCGTGGATGATGTAACAAAAAGAGTGTATGAATTTGCAAAAGGATGTCTTGAAGAGCTTTACAAACAAAAGGAATACATTGGATTATTAGAAGCATATATTGAGGAGTTAGAGAATGGTGTGGAAGTGTCCTCCACTGAATCTGTTCAACTGGAACAACTTATGGAAATGGAGAAAGCAAATGACGACATGGACGACGGAAGACCGAGAGTCTTGCATCGAAGATCTGAAAAAACAGATCAAAGAACTTCAGGATCGGGAAGTAAAGAACCTGACGGAATTAGCGATAGCGATGGCAGAGATACAGGCTCTTAGACATCAGTTAATTAGCGCAACACAAGGACAGCATTAATGGCACATCCTGATCAACTCTTTGGAGATAAGACTTATGCACAACACGGCGATGATATTGTTATTAGGGCTGTCTTTCACTCTTTGGGTATTAGCTGTCCTTCATATCTCGATCTCGGAGCGCACCACCCAGAGAATATTAGTAACACTAAACTGCTTTACGACAGTGGTTCTCGTGGTATTAATGTGGAGGCAAATCCAAATCTGTATAAACTGTTCCTAGAGCAAAGACCACAAGATATTAACCTTAATGTTGGTGTTGGTATTAAGGCAGGATTTCAGGATTTTTACATGATTGATGGCGAATCTGGTCGAAATAGCTTCATAAAAGAGGTTGCTGAAGGCTTTGTGATGGATTATCCGCAGTTTTCGATCACCGAAGTTCGACAGATACCTATATTCACTATCGAGCATATTTTAAAGAATCGTCGGATACCTGACCTATTATCGATTGATATTGAAGGCATGGACTTTGAGGTGTTACAGAGCATCGATTTTAGGCGATTCCCGTTTAGAGTTGTTTGTGTTGAGATCCAACCTTATAGCGAAGAGGACATCCGAACATTGATGCACAATGTTGGTTATTATTCTATAATCAAATGCGGTTCAAATTTAATATTTGTTGACAAAAACCTAGCACATAAAGTAAGATAATTTTATGCGGATATTATTGGACATCGAAACTACACTAGACCAGAGTAAAATCTGGTGTGTTGTTACGAAGGATTTAGATACAAACGAGGTAAGAACATGGAAAGAAGCAAAAGACTTGTCGGAGTTCATAAAGGCAGCGAATTTGATAGTGGCTCACAATGGGATCGCATTCGATTTCTACTTACTGAACAAGTTATGGAAATGTCAGATTACATTGAAGAGAGTCAGAGATACACTCGTTCTAAGCCGCTTACTAAATCCAAGTCTCGAAGGCGGACACAGTCTCGCCAATCTAGGGAAACTGTTGGGAATACAGAAGAGTGAGTTCACCGATTTTGATTTACAGACAGAATCCTTTGAAGAGATGGTAAAGTATTGCAAACAAGATGTGGAAGTATTACATCGGATTTACAATTACCTTGAAGCTGAATTAAAGCGACAAGAATTTTCAACACAATCACAGGAGTTAGAACATGAAGTTCAAGCAATCATCGCAATTCAAGAAAGAAACGGTTTCAAGTTCAATGAACAATCTGCTATGCAATTACTGGCTGAACTTAAAGCTAAGTTTGACGCTATTACGGTTGAAATGCAAAGCATTTTTCCTCCCAGAGTCACTTCTGGTCGCACCCACAAAAAAACCGGCAAACCGCTCAAAGACATCATCGAGCCGTTCAACCCCGGTAGCCGCCAGCAAATCGCAGAAAGGCTCATCGAGAAAGGCTGGAAGCCCGAAAAGTTCACCGAAAAAGGCAGCGTCATCGTCGATGAAACGACCCTCGAAGGTCTCGACTTCCCCGAAGCGAAAGCCATCGCAGAATACTTGATGTTGCAAAAGCGTATTGCACAGATCGAAAGTTGGATCGAACACATTCAGCCCGACGGTCGTGTGCATGGCAGAGTAATTACCAATGGGGCTGTGACAGGACGCATGACACATCACAGTCCTAACATGGCGCAAGTGCCAAATACAGGTGCTATTTACGGTGCAGAATGTAGAAACCTTTGGACAGTTGAGAAAGGATGGAAGTTAGTCGGCATTGACGCAAGCGGCTTAGAGTTACGGATGCTGGCTCATTACATGAATGATCATGAATATACAAATGAAGTTGTATCGGGCGACATACACACAGCCAATCAAACAGCGGCAGGGCTGGAGACGAGGAATCAAGCTAAGACTTTTATCTATGCCTTCCTTTATGGCGCAGGAGCTGCCAAGATCGGGAAGATTGTTGGAGGCTCAGCGAAAGAAGGACAAAAGCTCATTACTAATTTTTTACAAAACACACCGAAGCTCGAAAGGCTCAGAGAAAGAGTGGCTGATGCGTATGCTAAGAGGGGAGTCCTTCTTGCCATTGACGGACGCAAGTTACTCGTTCGGTCGGAGCATTCGGCGCTCAACACGCTATTGCAAGGCGCTGGTGCGATAGTAATGAAGAAAGCGTTGGTTTTACTCCACAGGAACTTGACAAAACGAAAAATACCGTTTAAATTTGTAGCTAATGTTCACGACGAATGGCAGATTGAAGTTCCTGAGAAGTATGCTGATGAAGTTGGTCAGTCCGGTGTAATCGCAATACGCAAAGCCGGATTGTCATTTAAAATGAACTGCCCTTTAACAGGTGAATATAAGATAGGTGATACATGGAAAGAAACGCACTAAAAGATAAAGAAGTTGAAGGTCAGATTATTCTTACCTTGTATACCGATCGCACATTTTCTATCGGAACTTCTGTTGATTTAGAGACAACCGTTGACTGCTTAATTGCAGCCGCGGACGGAATTGTCGAAGAAACAATGGAAGGTATCGATGAAATGAAAGCTTTCTCCGGAAAGCTACACTAGTAGTATTTATTAACGCAGTAATTTTATAGGAGTTAAAATGAGTAATCTCGAAAAACCCATTAAGCTTGAAGCTGAAATTCAATGGGCATTCTTAAATAAGAAGTCAGAAATGTCTGACCGCTATCAAGTGGATTTGACCAATCTGTCCGAGAAAGCTGTCGCAGCCCTAGAAGCTGTAGGTATTAAAGTTCTTAACCGTGAAGACAAGCCTGAGAAGGGCTGGTATATCACTGTTAAAAGCACTAATGAAATTAAAGCATTTGATCCTAAAGGCAAGCAGATTACTGACTTGATCGCTAACGGATCAAAAGCAACTGCTTTAGTTAAGCCTTACGAGTGGAAGTTTCAATCTCGCAAGGGAATCTCGCCCTCTCTTCAACGCTTAGTTATCACAGACCTCAAGGTCTATAATGGTGGCTCTGCGGAATTGGAAGAGGATGATATTCCTCTATGAAAGCCCTAGTCGACGCTGATATCCTTGTATATCGATTTGGTTTTGCCTCTGAGGGCGATCCGGCAGAGTTTGCATTGGCTCGCCTTTCAGAGTTCCTAGACAATCTATACATTGATCTTGGCGTTGATGAAGTTTGGGGCTATCTCACAGGTAAGGGTAATTTCAGAAATGAGATTGCCGTTACTGCTCCTTATAAGGGAACACGATTAGCAGAAAAGCCGTATCACTTTCAGCTACTTCGTGAATACATGGAAAGAGCATGGGGATTTGAAGTTGTAGATGGTATGGAAGCAGATGATGCGATAGGCATTGAAACTTATCGCAACGAACCGGAAGAGATAATCATTGTCAGTATTGACAAAGACCTCAATATGCTTCGTGGTCATCACTTTAACTTCGTCAAAGAAGAAAAATATTATCTGACAGAAGAAGAAGCTATTCGTAACTTCTATCTTCAAATCCTTACTGGAGATAAAGTTGATAACATTATTGGACTGCAGGGCATAGGTCCTGTGAAGTCCAAGAAGTTATTATCAGCTTGCAATACCGAATTAGAAATGTATGAAGCTGTGTTAAAAGCGTATGATGGCGATGAAGCCAGAGTGCTTGAAAATGCTCGTTTATTGTGGATATTAAGAGAGGAGAAGCAAGTATGGCATCCGCCAACAAAATGAAGTTACAGGATTGTCCTGTTATTAAGATTACTTGGATTGACGCTCAAGCCGATGCTGGTTGGGACGAACCCAAAGTTGATATTGCACATTGTGTCACCGTAGGCTTTCTCGTCGGAGAGACTGAAGACGCAATCTGTGTCGCAGGAACAGTGTCGGATCATGAGTGCAATAATCGCATCAGCATTCCTAAGTCTTGGATTTTGACACAACAGTTAGAGGATACAAAAGATGAAACCGCAGTCAGCAAAAGCAAAAGGAAGAAATCTCCAAAAGTGGGTAGTGGAACAACTGCAAAAAAGATTCCCACAACTACGCCAAGGAGATCTCGTAAGCACATCAATGGGAGCCGGAGGCGAGGACATCAAGCTAAGTCCAGCGGCAAGAGACGCAATACCGTTTCAGTTTGAGTGTAAGAGTCTTGCCAAAGTAGCGGTTTATAATTATTATGAACAAGCAAAGACACACGGCAACCATGAACCGGTTGCTGTTGTCAAGCAAAATGGCAAGAAACCTTTAGTTGTTGTAGATGCAGAGAAGTTTTTTGATTTGATAGCGAGGAAATAATGAAAGTATTAGAGATGAAAGAACGCAAAGATGGTGGCGCAGATCTTCAAATCGACATGACTGAAGAAGAGCGTTGCTTCTTAATTGAGTATGGATTTAATGCGATGTTAAGAACAACCATTGATAAGTTTAACGAGCAGTTCACACCACCGAAAGGAACACGAAATGTTAGTACTAAAAGTAAGTCTAAGTGATGATTATGACTCCATCGAAAGAACGATGGAGTTTGATGAAGACAAGATGTGGCTTGATATTATTTTAGCTTGTGCTGATGTTGTGTCAGCGAAGTACGGCTATGATGTATCACAGAAGATTAAGTTTATCACGGATGTTACATCGTTCGCTGATCGAGCGCATGAACACGCTATTCCAAAAGCTGCATGGGAAGCCTTCTTAGGTCGTGATACTCAAGATCAAGAAGAGTTTAACTTCGATGACTTCGATAACGAACTTGAAGAAATGAGGAAATAATATGAACATTCAACCTTGGAAAGTAATTGGTGATAGCACTAATTTTACAGTTCTAGGCATTGATGACGACGGTAAAGTTTATTACTGGAAAGATCATAAATGGAATCTCCTATGAAAATCTTACTACTTGATATTGAATCAAGCCCCAATACTGCTCACATTTGGGGACTGTGGAATCAAAACATCAGCATTAATCAGTTGATGGAGTCTTCCTATGTCTTATGCTATGCAGCAAAGTGGCTTGGAGACAAAGAAGTCAAATTCGATTCTGTTCACAAATCTAAACCTAAAACAATGCTGAAAGGAATTCATGGGCTTCTCAACGATGCAGACGCTGTGGTTCACTATAATGGTACTAAGTTTGATATTCCTACTCTTAACAAGGAATTCTTACTACATAGTTTTAATCCACCATCGCCTTATAAACAGATTGACCTGTTGCGTGTTGTTCGTAGCAACTTTAGGTTTCCTAGTAACAAGTTGGATTATGTAGCCCAGCGACTCAACCTCGGTAAAAAGCACGAACACGAGGGACACGAACTTTGGGTTAAGTGCATGAACGGAGATAAAGATGCATGGAAGCGGATGGAGAAGTATAATATTCAAGATGTGGTACTACTGGAAAGTCTTTACGGGGCTTTGTTACCTTGGATTCGTCGTCATCCTAATCACAATCTCTTTGTTGATGGACAAGTTTGTCCTAATTGTTCTTCGACGAATCTCCAAAAACGAGGTACTGCAGTCTCGTCATCCGGAACTTATCAAAGATACCAATGCCGCTCTTGCGGAACTTGGTCGCAAGGAACAAAATCAATCAAACCATCAGTAGAGGTGAAGCAATGCAGTTAAAAGAGTATATAGACCGCATAAACGAGGCTGTGGGACCCGATCAGAAGCAAGTTGGAGGGGACCATTACCAAGTCGCAGAAATTCAACCTTGGGACATTTTCATGGCTTACAAGCTAGATCCTTGGACGGCTAATGTAATTAAGTACTCACTCCGCTTTCCGTACAAGAACGGTAAGGAAGACCTTGAAAAGGCTAAACATTATATAGAATTTCTTATTGCGAACTACGAAACTATTGACAAAACCTACTATTCATGATACACTTAAATAAGAATCGTAGGATTAACTTCTACGCTATTCGAGATCAACAAGCCGCCAATCCAGCTTATCAGCAAGGGATGGAGCTGATTAAGCAAGGCGATTGGGAATACGGCTTTTATCTACACGAGTTGCGTTCTTTGCCTAATCTGAGACTCCCACAAGGGGTCAAGACTGATTTTGAGAAAACTCCTGTCTGGATACCCGGAATGGAGTGCAAAGGTAAGAATGTTATCGTGTGGAGTGAAGCAGGATGGGGCGATATTATGCAGTTTAGTCGCTTTATTCCGCTACTTCCTCAAGCGGGTGTTAAACAGATCAAGTTGTTGTTTCCTGACGCTGTTATCCGCTTACTCAAAAGATTACCGAATCATCACGGTTTTTATCGTGCAGGAGAGCCTTTCCCTAGCGCAGTAAAACTAAAAGTGATGTCGTTACCGTACTTCTTAATGGAGCATAATGTTATTCCAGCAGAGCCTGTTAAGAAGATTTATGGTAGCGAAGGCATATTCCGTAATTCCGATATTGTCAAGCCTGTTAGAGAAAAACCATTATTAGGTTATTGCTATATGACTAAAAACAATAGTTGGAATGTGGACGCTAAAAGAATGCCACAGGAAATTATGTTAAGATTTATTCGAGAGCATCCTGAGTTTGATTGGGTGTCGTTGCAGCAAGACGAAGGTGTTATTACTTCTCCTTACTGGAGCGATACTGCTGATTATATTCAGACTCTCGATGGCGTAATCTCTGTTGATTCTGCAATAGCGCATTGTGCTGGATCGGTAGGAGTTCCTGTAGTAAACTTAATCGGTAAAGAAAGACTAGCTTGCTGGAGATGGTTTCCCAAATGCGAAACTACTTACTGGTATGATAGTATGAAAACCGTTTGGTTTGATACATGGGAAGAGGGATTAAACAAAGCAGTTCAGTATTTTCAACAACCACAGAAGGTAAAGAAAGATGGCACTAACAATACACGATCTAAAAGACAGACTAAAGCAAATAAATGAAGTTGACTTGTTAGAACTTCTTGATATATCATCTGAGGATCTCGTTGAGAGATTTGTAGATTTAATTGAAGACAACTTTGACAAATTGGAGAAAGAAGTAGAATGACTTATAACACACCCTTTAGTACTGTAGGATATATAACATATAAAAGAACTTACGCAAGGAGATTAAACGAAGCAGATCCGAAATCAAAAACAGAAGAATTTACCGATACAGTTGAAAGGGTTATTAAAGCAGCTAACGATCAGTTAGGTTGTAACTTTACTGCGGATGAACAAGAGCGTCTTCGCAAGTACTTAATGGAATTGAAAGGAACTGTTGCTGGACGATTCTTGTGGCAAATGGGGACAGAGACAGTTGGTCGACTAGGATTAGCTAGTTTACAGAACTGTGCATTCACCGTTATCGATCAACCCGTCCGTCCGTTCACTTGGGCGATGGACTTGCTGATGCTTGGCTCTGGCGTTGGCTATAACATTCAGAGGCAATATGTTGATAAACTTCCTCCGGTTAATCCTAATTTTTCCGCTCCTACTCGTGTTAATACCGCTGATGCTGATTTTATTGTTCCTGACTCCCGTGAAGGATGGGTCAAGCTCCTCGGTAAAACGCTCAAAGCGGCGTTTCTAGCGGATTCAAAACCAACCTTCTCATACAGCACAATTCTGGTTCGTGGGCGTGGCGCACCGATTAAGGGCTTTGGCGGCACTGCTTCTGGTCCAGAGGATCTCTGTGACGGTATTGAGAAAATCAGTAACATTCTTGAGAAACGAGCAGGAAAGAAACTGCGTCCGATTGACTGTCTTGACATTATGAACATCATCGGTTCTATTGTCGTGGCTGGTAATGTGCGTCGTTCTGCTCAAATTGCAATAGGAGACCCTGACGATGTCGAGTATCTATTGGCTAAGCGCTGGGACATGGGGAATATTCCTTCTTGGCGAGCTATGTCTAATAATTCTGTTGTTTGCCACGATATTAAAGACCTACACGAATATTTCTGGGACGGCTACGAAGGCAAAGGCGAGCCTTATGGACTTATCAATCTTAAACTCTCCCGTAAAATTGGTCGACTTGGTGAGACTGACTATCCTGATCCTGATGTTATGGGTTACAATCCATGCGCTGAACAGTCTTTGGCTGCTTATGAAACTTGTTGTTTAGCAGAAGTCTATCTTCCTAACATCGACAGCAAAGACGAATTGATTGATGTTTGCAAACTACTTTATCGTATTAACAAGCATAGCCTTGCACTACCTTGCCATCTCAAAGAGACAGAAGACATTGTTCATAAGAATATGCGGATGGGTATCGGTGTTACTGGTGTGCTACAAGCGACTGACGAGCAGCGTAACTGGCTTAATGACACCTATCGTCGTCTGCGTGAGTTTGACTTTAAATACAGCCATGAGCATGGATTCCCTGAGTCGGTGAAGCTCACCACTGTGAAACCAAGTGGGACTTTGTCGTTGCTTCCGGGAGTTACTTCAGGCTGTCACCCAGCATACTCACAATACATGATTCGTCGTATTCGTATTGCTGCAGATCATCCGTTGGTGCAAGTATGTCGTGAGCATGGCTATCCTGTCGAGTATCAGCGTAACTTCGATGGCTCTGAGGATCATAGTACGATGGTTGTATCGTTTCCGTTCTGCTATCCTGAAGGAACGAAGATTGCTGCGGAGATGACCGCTATTGATCAGTTGGAAGTGGTGAAGTGGCTACAGGCTAACTGGTCAGACAATAGCGTGTCTTGCACAGTTTATTATCGTAAGGAAGAATTGCCTGAGATTAAGAAATACTTGGCGAAGAACTATAAGAACAATCACAAGTCCTTGTCGTTCTTGCTACATAACGAGCATGGCTTCCATCAAGCACCATTGGAGGAAATTACTAAGGAACAGTATGACGAATTAGTGGCTTCTACACGACTAATTACACACATTGATGAAGCTGCTTTTGAAGGTGGCGACGAATGTGCCAGCGGAGCTTGCCCAGTCAAATGATGATAAACTTACACCTGATCACTGGTTTTAGCATCGGGTTCGAGTATGTTCCCAGTTTCGATGATGAATCCCATTTCGTCATTGATCTGGGGATCATCCGAATTCTGTTCAGCACTCCTCACGACGACTGAGGCGGCTGGTTCGCCTAAAACCCAAAGATACATTAGACTAACTCGAAGTGCGGTCCGTCGAAGAAGGACTTAAAGTCACCACCCCAGCGGATGTTGACCTTGAGTTCCTCGGCGGACTTTTTCATGGCATCAGCAATCTTAAAGTAAGGCGCTTTATCCCAAGAAATCTTGTTATCTATCAATACCCCTAAATCGACTGCATGACCCGTCAGGTGCTTTGACTTCAAAGTTTGACTGAAACCCTCAGCTACGAGCTGTTTTTGCCTCTCAGGCGTTCTAAGACCTTCTAGGACGGTAAAATCTACCTCAGTTATCTGAATGGCTCTTTCGACTACTTTTACGAGCCTTTCATCGACACCTTTGAGACGCTCCCGTGAGCGTTGACCAAGCACAAAACTCATTACTTACCTAAGCCTTTTTTGGCATAAAAGAGAGACCTGTCACCAAATAGATAAAAACCAATGGCAGAAGCAAAATTGCTAACAGTATCATTTGCACCTCCGGTAGTTGCTACTTCAAGATAAGCCCAAGTTCCAAGCACGATAAAGGCGATAGAGGGACGCATTAGACGCACTACAGCCTCAACCCAAGGATAGGACGGATTAGACCCTCCAGCCTCGTTCATTGCTCTAAACATCTCCAAATCCATCTTTCTCATTTCAACATACTGCTCTACGGTAGCTGGTTTGAACTCCGCAGGGGCTACGAAGCGAGAGATTAAAGATTTACCTAAGTCAACGACTAAAGGACCAAAGGCGGCTAGTGCTGTTAATGGATCCATTATTGGCTCTCAAATAGTTCAAATTGTAGGTTAGGCTCCATTGGAGCTGGTTGTTCTTCAAACTGCTCCATTGTGGCTTCTTTAACTCCACCGTAGATATAGCGGGGAGCGATACTCTTAAAGGTATCTTGAATCTTCTTAAAGTTAGTAGGATTATTAATCTTAAAGTCCATAGTTCTAGCAACTTTAGATAGCTTCTCCAGACCGTCTTTGTCTAATAACAGATCACCGATAGCTTTATCCGTAGCTTCTTTAAGCTGTGCAGTATTGACACGAGTAGCCAATCGAACAATCTTTTGCGGAATGCTGGCTATACGATCACGGAATGTAGAGGTAATAAATGGAGCATCTAAGCCGGGGATTCCTAGCTCAGTCAACTTTTTGTTAACTAAGTCAAGTTCAGCTCTCATCAACACAGCGCTAATATCATCGACATTGGCTCGGTTAACCGCATCCGATAGCTTAATAAAGTCTCTGATAGAAGCCTGATAACCTTTCCCAAATACCTGATTGATAACTTTAGCATTCTTAGGATCAGCTAAGAAGTTTAAGCCGCCATCAGGGAACTCTCGTGCCTTGTTAACGATCTCTGCACGGATGGAGTTATAGACAGCTTTAGAACTAGCTGGATCTAGATCTTTAAGCTGCTTAGTCATCTTATCAAAGAAAGTAGGTTCAGTAAATAACTTGTTAGCGATCTCTGTATAGTTCGGGACAGACACACCTTTGTCGTCCTTTACACTTAGAACAAAATTATCTGCAATACGCTTATCGGCTGCTTTTTTAAGTTCGTCAATATTTGATCTAGCAACCCGTAGAGTAGCATCATCGATCAATGCAGTATTTAGCATGGTTCTCATTTCTGGCAGCTGATCTAATACAGAATCTTTTTGACGGATATAGTTACGCAATGCTCGATAGTCTAGAACATCGTTTTTAATGACTTTGTTGTAGGCATCAGCAATGATTGCATTGTTTGCAACCTGCACACCTTCAGGACCGACAGCATTTAAGAATTGGTTCAAAGATGAACTATTCTTAATGATGACAGGAGCAACCTGCTCAGCATAGCGCTTAGCGTCAATATCTTTAATGCCCTGAGCTGAGAAAGGAATACCGATCTTCTCGTAAAATAGACGATCAGTGTCAATCAATCGTTGATTAAAGTCACCGGGAATAGACTGACGAGCGTCATTTACAAAGTTCTCTAACTGGTTAATACGACGGGCTTCGTCAAGTGTTAATCTTTCACGCTGAAACTCATTAATGGCTCTCTTTAACGAATCGACATTTTCAAAAGATAAAGGTTTAAATACTTCTTCTTCATCTACTTTTTCTGGCGCTAGCTTAGAGATAATTTGACGATCAATAGGAGTATTACGACCGAAGATGTCTCGTAGATTATTTTGTTCAACAAAGCGATAGATACTTTCTACTTGCTCTGCCGGTAACTGTGCATTAGCAGCGGTAGCATCATTAATAATAGACTGATATACAGGCTTAATCTCTGCAGCTACAGTTTTACGACGAGCTTCAACAAGATTCTCAATAGCTTTACCAATGGTTTCTTGGCGCTCTGTCGGAATAAACTTAGAACTCAGATTCTCAATCTGTTCATCAATAGACTCAATACGCTTCTGTGCAGGACGAAGGTTGATACCTTGTGGCTGCACTGCAGCATAACGAGGACCGAACAACAGCTCTGACCGCTGATCGATAGCAGAGGCTAAGTTCTGTAGTTCGCTTTCAACACGCTGACGAAACTGTGGATTTTCTTTAGCCAGTTTCTGAACTTGAGATTTAACAATAGCATTATCTGACATTGCAACCATCAAAGGAATCTGATCTTTGCTGACAACATCACCAATACGATTAAATTCAGTTACAATATCTTCAATCTTCTGATTAGTTGGTAAATCTGAAGCAATCTTTTCTAGTAAACGCTTTGCTGCGCCAGAAGCATAGGCTTCGTTAGCAGATGCAGGATCAGTCTTAACAAGTCGATATTTGTCATAGATCTGCTTAGCAACATTAGTAACTCCTTTAATGCTCTGCTCAACGGCTGCTGCTGAAGGAATTCCAGCAAGTGCTGTACTGACAGTTCCAATTGCTCTTCCTGTTTCACCAGTGCCACCAAGTCTTTTCTCAACTTGTTCGCCTAGAATTCCGCCTGTCTCTGCAGTGGCTCCAAGACCAAACAGCGAAGTAGCACGGGCAGTAACATTTGTAGCAGCTTGAGCAGCCCAATCAGATAGTTTAGAAGTAGTTTTAACAGCAGGACCAACACCGAGATATCCTAAAGGATCAGATAACATCCTAGCACCGCCACCGACAATCTCAGATCCCACACCGGGGGCTCTCATTCCAGTTTCTGCACCGGTGATTTCTGCGGCAGCTTTCTGTAAACGCTGGACATTGCGACCAAAGCGTTCACCGATACCGCCCTTCTCACCTTTACCAGTTACTAAGCCTTTTACTGGCTCGATTAGGAAAGTATCAAGAATAGCCTGTCCAAGAACAGCGCTATCTGCTAATCCTAGTTTAGCCTGATTAGCAATGTAGTCAAAAGTACTAACTGCTTTAGTTGCCTGAGTATCAGCAATTGCTGCGTCAGAAAACTCTGTCCAAGGTCCTTTTGTTTCTAAAGGCTGGACAGTTTCCGAAGATGATTTGTATTGTTCCCAAGGACCTGTCATGTTATTCCTTTATTATCTCGAAGGTGTTACTAATTCCCAGTTTTTCTGATCAGCTGGATTTCCGCCTTTAAATCTATAACCACCAACAACAGCACCAACTTGAGGCGCTTGCTTTTTACCAGCACCAGCAGGCTGTGTAGTCTTTAATGGAGGACCGACTAGATTATTTACAATCTTAGGATCAAACTTAGAATCTAATAAGACTTCACGAGCTTGATTTTGCCCAGCCGTATAAGATGCTTCTACCTGACGACGAAGAACTTCAACACCTTTTAAAACATCATCAATTTTAGCATTGCTTGGAGCACCAGTAATAAACTTAGCCACTCCGTCTACAATATCAGCGGCAATACCACCAGAGCCTAAAATGTTTCGTAATTCATTCTGTCCGATTTGACTATCCCCAACTAACTTAACTAAAGCTCGTTGGAACTGCGGTAATTGGCTAGAATTTCCAGCCTTAATCATTTCGCCGTAGTTTTGAATTGTACGAACAGTGCTTAGATTCTCTTTAGATTTACCTAGATAATCATTAACAATATTTTGTCCAGTTCTCAGGTCTGGTAAAGCAGCCTGACCGGGGGCAACACCAGCAGCAGCAACTCTTTCTCTACGCTTATTCTTCCATTCAGCAAACTCATTAGCGGCAGCAGCACGACCTTCTACGGTATCAGGATATTTAGCATATAAAGATGTTAAATAATCACGATCAACCTGTTCTTCAGGTTTTTCAATTCTTTCTGTCTCTCGTAAAGCACGAACAGTTCTAGCGCCAGTTAAACGCAAATCATATGCTCGTTGCACTGCATTAGAAGCCACATCAGGAGCAATTGGAGATACAGCCTGTGCGAAGGCTTCTAGACCTTCTGGCGAAGTTAAATCAGCTTGCGAAGCTAATTGACGGATTCTAGTGGCTCGTTGAAGTTGACTATCTCCGCCTAATAACTCTCCAGCTCCTCTAGCAATCTGTGCTCCAGACTGATAAAGAGCCATATTAGCTCTTTCAAACGGATCTAACTGAGCAAAGCGATAAGCATTTGCTGTATCCGTTGCAGTTTGCTGCATCTGCAAAGCAGCAGGATCGATACCAAATAAGTTTCTTACGATTTCAGCCATCTTAATCTCCCCAAGTTAGGCTGCCTTCGCTGCCGCCTCTTGCTAATGCATACTGACTTCCCGGAACTCTAGACTGGAATAAACCACCAAATCCACCGCCTCCGAATAATCCACTAATAGCGCCACTACCGCCACCACTCAGGAACGATCCTAATGGACTATAAGCATCTGCTCTATATTGGTTAGCAATTGCTGGACCCATTCCAGTTTGATAAATATCTCCAGCTCTTGCACCAGCCCCGGCTTGTGCTGCAGCTAAATTTTGACTTAACAAGAATGGTTGCTGTCCTAGGCTTTCTACCGTACGAGCAAGACCTAACTGGGTCTCTAATGGCAGGAATGACTGAGCCTGAATTGCAGGAATCTGACGACCTAACTCTGTTGCACCAGTTAACAAACCAGCACCAAATCGTGCTTGTTCCATTCCGGCTTGTTGTCCACGAGCAGCTAATTCTAAGTCTTGCTGTGCCAATGCGTTAAAATAGGCTTGTAATTCAGGAGAGGTTGGAGCGCCTCCGGTTCCTGTCTGTACGCCTAAACCACCACGACCACGAGCAAATAAGCGACTACGAACATTTGCCAACTGTGCTTCTCTGCTGGGTGCTAACAGAGCTTGCTGTTGAGACACAAATCGTTGGGCTGCTTCTTGTGGGCTTTCAGCTAAATAGCCTTGACCGAGATTAAACAGTGACGATACGCCAGTACTTAACTGAGGTATTAACTGTTGTTGAATCTGTGTAGGATCATATTGACCAGCACCGGTTAACAGACGATCACGAATTGCCTGTAACTCAGGCGTTAATGTATAACCAGCTTCAGTTACTTGACCGAGATCGTTAACATTAAAGCGAGACGAACCAAATCCGGTAGTAATACCGACTGGTCTAAACTGTGCCATCTGCGATGCACGCTGTGCAGCTTCTCGCTGTGCTTGTGCTGCAGCTGATGCTGCGCTAGAGGCTTGTCTGCCGGATAATAATCCGCCAATACCGCCTACAATTCCACTTACTACTCCACCCATTTTAGTCGCTCCAATAATAAATGTAGACTATGTTACCTTTTAAACTGACTACTTGTCGAAACAGTTTAAAACCTAACGCTGCAATAAACTTCAAATAACCGGTTGTCTCGTGTTCTTTGCAGCAAAACAACGGACCACCGTGTAACTCTGTAAAACTATTCCAATCTTTCTTTAATGCTTTGAACACTGTTGGACTCCAGTTATACACATCACAGTGCATGAACGGGAGACCTTCGTGTTCTTCAATATAAAACTTATAGTCCGGTCTAATGATGACAGGAATCTTAATCATCAGGTTTTCATTATGAAGGCAAGAGCGTAATAGGGAGGCAAATTCTGATTTGTACCACTAGAACCTTCTGTACTGACAGTCATACTGTGTGTGTGTGAGGCATCTAAAGTAGCTTGACCACCTGAACCTGAGTCATTTTGTACTGGTGTTGCACTAACTGTAAAGCCAGTTTGTTTTGTAAACACACCAGATGCTGATCCACTTGCATTAAATGATTCAGAGATGCCAGTAATAGTTCCAGTTAATGAAGTACTTGCAGCAGTTACAGTGTGCGTATGGCTTACAACAATAGAGTCTTTAGAACCTCCAGTTTGTGTGTTACTTCCAGTAACGGTTGTGTAAGCTACGCCAGTAGTATCGCTGTGTGCGCCGATAATAAATCGATTACGCAGATCAGGAGTGCTGTTAGAGCCGTTACACAATACCCAGCCAGTAGGAATCGTAGCAATCGTTCCAGACCACATCATAATCATGCCTGTGGTAAATGCTCCGTCTAAAGCTGTTTTTACAAAAGCAGTAGTTGCTACTTGAGTAGTATTTGTCCCAGCAGCGGCAGTAGGAGCTGTAGGAGTACCAGTTAAGGCAGGACTGTTTAAATCTGCTTTAGATGAAACCGCTGAAGCAATAGCGGTAAATTCAGTATCAATCTCTGCACCTTTAATAATCTTGCCAGCATTACCAGAAGGTAAACTATCTTTAGCAGTAAAATTAGTTGCTTTTACATAATTTGCCATGTTGTATCCTTAGACTAAAGTCTTTCCTTGTTTAATTCCTACATCAATCTTTTGAATTGATAATGGATTTCCATTAATATCTGCTTCAATACCAAGCTGCATTACAGTTCCTTGACCGCCGGCATGAACGCTAAAACGATCTAAAACAATACCAGAACTATATTCAGCAATATTATATTCACCGATGTTATATTCATATACAACAGCGGTATCTAATGTATAAGTTGTTGCTTGATAACCTTCGGTGTAATCAAATCCCCACTTTACTGATACTGATTGATTTGTTCCACCAATTAATACAAATCCAATTTTCTTTAGAATCTTTAATGAAGTGGCTGCTTCAAAATCAAAATAATTGGTAAAATACTGCATACGATAAACTGAACCATTATCAGAATGCCCAAAATATTTACCAATATAGCCGGGTTTACCGATTAACAAGTTACGATCTTGTGTTACTGCAAACGCTTTTGGATCTAAACTATCCCAAATAGTTACTCTCATTGCACCGTCTTGCAGCGCAGCACGAGTATCAAAGCAGTATACAAATTTAGTTGTCGGCAGCGTTAAGAGATAGATTGCATCTCTTTCAAAATAAATACTTTTAATCTTAGTTAAATCTGTTTCTGAACCAACTGCTGACATTAACTCATCACGAACATTTTTAGAGATGTCTCGCATTGGGAGCGACTTCTCTTGAATGACTCGCTGTAAACTACGCACACCAGCATCAGATAAAAACAACACATCGGTTCCCATGCTCTGTACCGAATCACGAGCAATACAGCCGACATTAGCAATAACCTCAACTAAAGTCAAGGATGCAGTGTCTAACGGATTAGCATAAATTGCTGTGTTTTTCTTACCAAAGAATATAATATATCCGTTGTGCGCTGCAGCTGCTACTACTGGGTCTCCGTTAGGAAGAACTTCTTGTAAGTTTAAGTACCCAGCAGAACCGTTCCTAAAATCTGTTCCAGCTAATAAATCACTGAAATAGACAGTTTGTGTGTCTCCTGAGATACCACCACACCAGATTCTACCATAAGCAGATAAGACCCAACTTGGCATGAAGGACGCTGTGTTATGATTAGAAGGTAACTTAGCATCATCTCCTACACGCTGAAATCCAAATGTACCGCTGTTATGAGCATCAAAAGCACTACCAGATGTAGGCAACTCATGCCACACTAACATGGGATGTCCAGCCTGTGCCATATACACATGAGGATGAAAATCATTTACATCGCCATACGACAGAGCAGCACCTTGCCAGTTATTCGCTGTAATGGTATAAGTAGCGTTACCACTATTGTCGGCATTACGAACTGTCTTAGTAGTCATCGTAGTTGTTCCTACGAATAGCTTATTATTACCAGCACTTAATACTTCTGTACCACCACCAGTAACCACTTCAAATAAAAACTCTACTGGATTAGTAGCTCCTAAGTCTGTATTAACCGTTGTATTAACTGGAGTCCATCCACGCCTAGCGCCGATACGACCGTACTTGTCAATCACACAGTTTTGTGCCTTCAGAGCAAACCCTGAAGACAGAGTAATACTACTCTCTTGTAAATTTAACCCGTAAAAGCCGGGAGCTGCTATCGAAGCAGTCTGTAACTGACTAGCCATTTAGACCCAATTCCATTGAGTTTCTTCAATATAACGATTTGACTCTAACGAAATCGCATCGGATAAACTTTGGCGATATAGTGTATAAGTTTCACCGGACTGAACACCGCCATCTTCACCACGCTCGGCTTGCGCTCTAGCCAATGCACCTAAAATGACTGGCTCATGTGGAACTAATAAAACATCAGCATTATTAACTAATGGTTCTTGTGGCTTAATAATGTTAAAGCGTAGATTGTAAGTTCCATTAGGAATTGGAAACAAATCAACTTGTGTATCACCGTTGCTGTTTGTACCGTTAAAGTTATAATACTTTGGGCTGCCTTTCTGTGCAGTAGTCAACAAAAATTGTTGATCCATCCATACAGTAGGAGCATTTAATAAAAAGAAGTTATCGGTGTCGTTTAAAACATCGATAACTCGAAAGCGTTGTCCAGAACCAACGAGAACATAGTTAAATACATCGGCTGTTGTCGTTGCCGATAGCGTTTCGGTCAAAGCATTCCAGTTATAGGAATCCTCAACCATCCGCTTAGAATCATTTACAAAACG